TCAAATAACACAACGGCATACCGTCGTATTCGTGAACCGTGTAGCGCACATTAGGGTCAAGTTTGAGCATCTCTGCCCAAGCCCACGCCCAACTCAAGTAAGTGAGATTGCCCTTACGCTCGGTGTGTTCGTTGACGTTGATCTTCAGTAATTCGCTCATTGTCGGCTCCGTAAAATCTTGTTTAGTTCTTGATTGATAATGCTGGTCAGTTCAGAAAGTGCGGCGTTGCAGCGTTCGGTGCGTTCTTCCTCGTCGCGTTCCTGCATCTCCAAGTCCTGCTGATGCCACCAATTGTCATCGTCCTCCATTGCGGGCCTCCTCGGCTGTCGTACAGCCGCCATCGCAGCGGTCAACGTATGCAGCCATGAAATACACAACGGTCAACGCGATAAGCAAAATGATGAAGCGATCTCTGTTTCGCATGGGTCAATCCTCGTAACTGTGTGAATCGTCAAACGCCTCGCGGGCAGCGGTGCGGATGTACTCATGCACCGCAGCCTCGCAGATTTCGTAATCGGTCTTGGACATACATTGGATGTCGGCTTTGATATGGCAAGCGATGTACTTGCCATCGTTCTCGGGTGCGTAGCCGAGGAGCCATACATTCTCAACGTAGACGTTTTCAGAGAAGCCAACGTCGGGATCGGCAGGATCGTATGAGAATTCAATCTCTACTTCCCACAAAGTGCCGAGGAGGTAGAGTTCGGTGGTACAGGTGTGAGACATATCTGTTGCTCCTGTTGTGTTTGTCAACGAGAGATATATTAACCGAAGTGAAGGCGGGTTTGAAGTCCCCGCCTCCGAATTTTATGATTTACGCAATTTCCAAACCTTGAATTGCCAAAGTTTGTTTTTTGGTCGCAACGGTTTTTGCTTCATCAGCCGTTTGGCACAAATCGCCACGCCACACAATTTTGTCTGTTTCGTCAATTAAGGCGGGTCGCCATTTCGTTGTAGCCATTGTGCTAAACCCTCGCGGCTTTTTTGGCGCAATAAGCGTTTCAATGATCGCAACTCGTACTTTCGTCATAACTGCCTCTCTGTGGCATCCCGGTCAACATTGACCGTATGCATATATTAACACAGGTTAAACCTATGTCAACACCCCAAATGCAAAGATTTGTTAAGAATTGTTAAGATTTGTTAAGAAACTGGGTATTGCATTGAGGCATAACGTAGGTTAAGATATGAAAATGGACATAGAAACAGCACTCAAAAAGTACGGTTCACCCGGCGGCATAGCCAAGGCATTTGGGGTTTCTGGCCCTGCGGTGAGCCGTTGGATACGGCTCGGGCGTATCCCGCAGCAAAGGCTGTGGCAATTGAAGGCTGGGCTGGTAAAGCCCCTAAAAGGCCGCTAATGCGGTTATCCGGCCCTATAAACGACAAACCCCCGAGCGGGGGCAACGGGGGCTTGACGCGGCTGGCTGGCAGCCTTACGCTTGGGATGCTGTTTAAGCGTGATGGAAGTCTGACTGACTGTTCTAGTCCTGTCAAGCACCCCACCACGCAGCCCCTTGACATGGGCCAAATCTGTCAGCGAAGGGCCGATCATTGTGGTCGGGCTGGGCATCGCTTACCAAAGTCCAGCGGGCCTAAACGCCGTGGCTATACGGGCATAAGGCTGGCCTCACTACCTTCCAAATCTATGGGGGGTAGGGGGGCCATTACCGGGCTTCCGAGCATTAGGGGTTATTGGTAACAAAGGGGTAGAGGGATGAAGGAACTAGATACCGAAGCATGGGAGAGATGGAAGGCATACCGGCAAGCCATTAAGAAACCGATCAAGGAAGCCTCGGAACAGGCCATGAAGTTAAAACTTCAGCGGTACGGTGACGATCAGGCTGCGGTGGTAGACCAGAGCATCAGTAATCAATGGCAGGGGTTGTTTGACCTGAAAAAAACAAAACCGGCCTTTGGCGAAAAACCCGTTAAGTCTGAAAAACAAGTCGCCGCCGAGGAAGCGTGGTTCACGAACGCGAAAGCCTACGCGGCGAAGGGATGGGAGCGAGAACCACCGACCCCGCTAAACCGTCTTAAACTCTGCGATGCCCTATGGGCGCGGTATACGGTAGACCCCGGCCCGAATACGCCCGATTACATGGTGTGGCTGAAAGACACTATCGCGTTACACTTACGCTCGGCTGACCCGAACGATGTATTGGGCGATCCGGGCTTACACGCGATGGTGTGGTGTTTTTTCGGAGAAAGCGGTGTTAAACGACTCAAAGCCAAAGCCGCCGCTGCCTAAAAAAATCCGCACTTGCAAGGAATGTAAGCAGACGTTCGTGACACCCGAGACGTTACGCAAACACCGACGGGTGGACGGGAACTGCCGTAGCCCCGAACAACTCAAAGCGGTGGGGTTTGTGGAGACACCGAAGGGCTGGAAGATGACCATCACCCCGCCGAACAGCAACCGATGAGATACAAACGTCGGCGAGACGCGAACGACGGCGAGATCGGTGAAGCCTTAACGGCGGCAGGGTTTACCGTCCACGACTTTGCGGTGGTCGGCTATATCCCCGATAAACTCATTACTCGCCCGCTTCCCAACGAACGGCTTTGGATATGCTGGGTAGAGGTCAAGATTAAGACTGGCAAACTACGCCCGACCCAAGAGAAATTCCAAGAGATATTTGAGCCGCGAGGGGAGTTCTACGTTGCCCGTGACGCACAGGTCGCGGTAATAGAACTTATCGGTCGTTGGCTGGAGGCGTGTGGGCCTCAAGAGGGCTGACGAGTACCCAAAACCCCGGCCCCATCAGCCGATGGGCCTGTAGGTGCAGAATCTCAAACCGCTTGCAGAGGTGCGGGAGCCACCACGACGGTGGGGCTTGGATGAGGTGGGCGTTACTGCCATCCGATAACACTTTCTCGGCTGGCCCCGTGTGAATACTAAAAAACCCATAACGCTTAACGATACGCATTAAATCGTCCAGCACGGCATCAAGGCGGTCGGGTTCTATGTGTTCCAGAACGTCAATGCAGCACACAAGATCGGCTGACTGTGGGCTACCGTACTCGGGAAACGCAGGATCGTAGGCCGAATACGCGACCTCTAGTTTCTCGGCCTCTAGCGCACGGCGTAGGTTCTGTTTACCCGCGCCGTAGTCGTGGATGGATTCCCAGCGGTTGTTACGCACCAGTTCAGCGACGATGGGCGCAAAGGCGATAGAGGCCACGCCATAGTGCGGGTTCAGGTGGAGTTTGACCTGTTCGGCGCGATATTCGTCGGAGATCGTGTCCATCTTGCAACCTTATCACAAACGCTATAGCCTCGGAATGAAGCCTATTCTTGGGGTAATTCCATGCCTGACACTCGCAAAGACAAACTGATGGCTGCGCTTGATGCGTTGGATGACGAAAGTGAAGCGCACGAAAAGGCCGAGGAAAAGGACGAGGACGAGGGCAAGAAAAAGCCCAAGCGCAAGGGCAAGAAATCCAAACTCTACGAGATGATGCAGTAATGGCAAGCCACGACAAGTCAGCAGGGCTATTTGTAGCGACCATGTTGCACAGCGCAACGGTCACGCACCTTCAGCACCTTGCCACCAAGTCCTACGCCCAGCACAAGGCACTCGGCTCGTACTATGACGCAATCCCTGACCTCGTAGACGCATGGGCTGAAGCCTATCAAGGGCGCTATGGCCTGATCGCCTCCTACCCCACGGACGCTCACTTCAGCAAGGAACCGAAAGCGTACGCTGACAAACTGCTGGACTTCCTTGACGAACTGCGCAACGTACTCCCGAAAGACCCCGAACTCGTCAACCTGTTTGATGCGGTCGTGGACGAAGTGTTGTCTCTGCGCTACAAGTTGCACAATCTCGCATAATCATGGCAGTACGCCGCGAACAAGTCGCTGCCGCACTCAAGTACCTTGGTGACAAGGCCAATTTGCGCCGACAAGCCGAACCATATTTGTTAGAGCCGGGTGCGGCGGGAATGACTGAAAGCGGTAATGTAGATTTAAGTTATCGCCCACAGGTACGGAATACGCTTCCTGGCGAAGGGGGATATAGCACGATCCGCAGTCTTGGGTTCCAAGATGAGGACGGCAACGAAGTATTAATTCCGACAGTAGTCAACGGCAAGGTGTTAGAGGACGAACAAGCCATCGCGCATTACCGCCGAACTGGGCAACATTTAGGAAAATTTAAAACCCCAGAGGCAAGTTCAAGATACGGCGAACGGTTGCATGAATTGGAAGAAAAGTACCGAACGCCTGAAGGGAAAGTGAGGCGTTAAAATGCCTAGCACTTCCGACAAGCAACGACGGTTTATGGCTGCGGCGGCACACGACCCCGCTTTCGCTAAACGGGTCGGTATCCCGCAGAGCGTAGCCAAAGAGTTCAATCAGGCCGATAAGGGCAAGAAACTGGCAGAGGCTATGAAGCGGCTGCCCAAGAAGGGCTAATGATCCGCGCACTAACGATTTGGTATGTCTATGAACTGATAGACCCCAGATCGGGAGAAGTTTTTTACGTTGGCAAAGGCAAAGGGAACCGCATAGACGAACACGAAAAGGAAGCCAAAACTGGTTATCAGTCGTATAAATGCAACAAAATTCGGTCTATTTGGGAAGATGGACACGAAGTCATTAAGCAAAAGGTTGCCGAGTTCTGGGACGAGGATGCTGCGTACGAACACGAAAGTGATCGGATAAGCGAAATAGGGTTTGAGCGGTTAACCAATCTTGTATTGGGAGGCCGTCGCAAGCAGCACGAGTTCATTAACATCAAGCCGAAACGTCCTAAAAAGGAAGCCGGTCGGCAAGAAATTCGGATGGGCATTGCTTGGCATTACCTAGAACAATACTTTGGGTGGTTTGTCTTTTGGCTACGCCGACCTTCTCCAGACGCGCAATTGATCGTGGACAATTTACCGGTTGGAATCAAGAAAACAGCGATAGAGATGTTTTTAAACACTATGGTGCCGGTGTTATGGGAGCGCCTTATAAACGCGCCAGAAAACCATGCTCGGTTAAAGGAACTGTTTCAACCGTACAACATTGACCTTGTGTTTGAACGTAAAACGGTGTAAATCTGCAACATTGCGTTTACTTATGTTGCAAAAACGCTATTAAACTCAAAGACATGGCGGCACGGAAAATTCACACGACTTTGCGAGAGGAATGGAAGTTACGCATCCAAGCATCAAACTTGGTCAAGCGGCTCCATGATCACGCTTTGGGTGAAGCCGAAATGTCCCCGACCCAAATAAAAGCGGCAGACATCCTATTGCGGAAAGTTGCCCCTGACCTTGCGCGTCAAGAAGTAACTGGGCCTGATGGTGGGCCGCAGCAAAATGAGCAAATCCTCCGCTGGGGCAAGCCGATTGACTGACATCCTGCTGCCGTATAACCCGCGCAGGGCGTTCATGCCTTTCCATGACCGCACTAAACGCTGGGCGTGTCTTGTCGCGCACAGACGAGCCGGGAAAACGGTCGCAGCCGTCAACGACATCATTCGGGCCGCAGCGATGTACCAAGCCCCCAATGGGCTATTCGGTTACGTCGCCCCCTACCAGAACCAAGCACGGCGTATCGCGTGGGAC